TTCTCACTACAACTACCTACAGTGGTCTAAGATAGATATTGGTAAGCCAGACTTCAGGGAGTCTAACAGGCTGTTCTTTATATTCTGGGAGGCGTGTAAGGCAGACCACAGAAGCTACGGGATGTGCTACTTAAAGAATAGACGCTCTGGCTTTTCTTTTATGTCATCGGCAGAAACTGTAAACTTAGCAACACTATCCAGCGACTCAAGGTTTGGTATACTGTCTAAGACAGGACCCGATGCCAAGAAAATGTTCACAGATAAGGTGGTACCGATATCGGTAAACTACCCGTTCTTTTTTAAACCCATACAGGATGGTATGGACAGACCTAAGACAGAGCTTGCGTATCGTGTGCCAGCATCTAAGTTCACTAGAAAGAAGCTGGACAGTAACAACAAGGTTGAGGAAATCACGGGTCTTGACACTACGATAGACTGGAAGAACACGGGAGACAACTCATATGATGGTGAGAAGCTATCCCTGTTGGTGCATGATGAGAGTGGTAAGTGGGAAAAACCCACAAACATACTAAACAACTGGAGGGTTACTAAGACATGTCTGAGGCTGGGTAGCAGGGTGATTGGGAAGTGCATGATGGGTAGCACATCAAACTCTTTGGACAAGGGTGGTGAAAACTTTAAGAAGCTGTACGAGAACTCTGACGTATCAAAAAGAAATGCCAACGGGCAGACGGCATCTGGTCTTTACGGATTGTTTATACCAATGGAGTGGAACTACGAGGGATACATAGACGAGTATGGATACCCTGTGTTTGAAACACCAGAAGACAAGGTGCTTGACACGTTTGGTAACCAAATACAAATGGGTGTCATTGACTACTGGCAGAACGAGGTAGAGGGCTTAAAGAACGACCAGGATGGTCTTAATGAATTTTACAGGCAGTTCCCTAGAACAGTGGAGCATGCATTTAGGGATGAGGCTAAGAACTCTTTGTTTAACCTCACCAGAATATACCAGCAGATAGATTATAATCAGGACCTTAGAAACACTAACATACTCAGTAAGGGTAACTTTCAGTGGGAGAATGGTATAAAAGATACAAGGGTAATATTCCTACCTAGTAACAACGGAAGGTTTTTAATTTCATGGGTTCCCCCAATAAATCTGCAAAATAGAGTAATACTAAAGAATGGGGTTAAGTATCCTGGAAACGAGCATGTAGGAGCATTTGGTTGTGACAGTTACGACATATCAGGAACCGTAAGTGGCGTAGGTTCAAATGGTTCTCTACACGGACTGACAAAGTTCTCTATGGAGGAGGCACCAGCAAACCACTTTTTTCTGGAGTATATATCCAGACCACAGACCGCTGAGATATTTTTTGAGGATATATTAATGGCTATTATTTTTTACGGTATGCCAATACTTTGTGAGAATAACAAGCCAAGACTTTTATACCACATTAAGAGAAGGGGTTACAGGGGATACTCTATGAACAGACCAGACAGGGTTTGGAACAACCTTTCACAGACAGAAAAAGAGATAGGCGGTATACCTAACTCAAGTGAAGACATTAAGCAGGCTCATGCAGCCGCAATAGAAACTTACATAGACGAGTGTGTTGGTGTCATAGGCGATGACCAGTACGGGGATATGTATTTCGACAGAACATTAAATGACTGGGCAAGGTTTGATATAAACAACAGAACGAAGTTTGATGCGTCTATTAGTTCAGGACTGGCGGTAATGGCCTGTAACAAAAATAGATACGCACCTATAAACAAAGTGGTTAGAAATAACATCAGCCTTGGCTTTAAAAGATATGACAATACTGGTAGTATTTCTAAAATAATAGATAGATGAATATAAGCACAAATCCAAATAGTTCGTTCCCAAGCCAAGTCGTTAGTGACGAGGAAAAAAAGAGCTTTGAGTATGGCGTTCAAGTAGGAAGAGCTATAGAGGGTGAGTGGTTTCATGGGGGGAGAAGTGGTAACAGGTTTGCCACTAACTGGAACAGATACCACAATCTAAGGTTGTACGCTAGAGGTGAGCAGCCAATACAGAAATACAAGGACGAGTTGTCTATAAACGGAGACCTTTCATACCTTAACCTAGACTGGAAGCCAGTGCCAGTGATATCTAAGTTTGTTGACATCGTGGTCAACGGTATGTCTGAAAAGAAGTACAAGATTAATGCATATGCACAAGACCCAGAGTCTATAAAGAAAAGAACAAACTACGCATCTGGTTTATTGAGGGACATTACAGCCAAGGCTGAGATAGAGCAGATAAAACAAACGATGGGTCTTGACCTATACAGCACACCAGACCAGAGTAACCTCCCAGAAACTGAGGAGGAGATATCTATTCATATGCAGCTTAAGTACAAGCCGTCTATAGAGATAGCTGAGGAGGAGGTTATAAACAACACCTTGGACAAGAATAAGTTTGAGTTAATCAGAAGAAGGTTGAACTACGACCTCACAGTTCTTGGTATTGCTGCGGTAAAGACTGATTGGAACAAGGCTGAGGGTGTTGTAATTAATTACTGTGACCCAGCTAAAATGGTTTGGTCATACACAGAAGACCCAAACTTCGAGGACGTGTACTATGTAGGTGAGGTAAGGTCTATAACAATACCAGAACTTAAGAAGCAGTACCCATTTATTTCTGAGGAGGAGCTAGACAGGATATCCAAGATGGGTAACAGGACTGACTATGTTGTTGGTTGGAACGACTATGACGAGAACACGGTACAGGTTTTGTACTTTGAGTATAAGACATATATGAACCAGGTGTTTAAGTTAAAGCAAACTGGTAATGGTCTTGAAAAGATTATAGAAAAAACAGATTCTTTTAACCCACCAGAATCAGACACATTTAAAAAGGTATCCAGAACTATAGAGGTTTTGTATACTGGGGCTAAGATTCTTGGTTACGACCAGATGATTGATTGGAGGCTTTCTGAGAACATGACCCGACCATACGCTGACACTACAAAGGTTCAGATGAACTACGCTATTTCATCTCCTCGTATGTACAAGGGAAGGATAGAATCTACGGTTAGTAAAATTACTGGGTTTGCTGACATGATAAACATCACAAACCTGAAGATACAGCAGGTTATATCAAAGCTTGTTCCTGACGGTGTTTATTTAGACATAGACGGACTTGCGGAGATTGACTTAGGGAACGGAACAAACTACAACCCACAGGAGGCATTGAACATGTACTTCCAAACTGGTAGTATACTTGGCAGGTCTTTGACTCAGGAGGGTGATATGAATAGGGGAAAGGTTCCAATCCAAGAGCTGAGTACGTCTAACGGTCAGGCTAAAATAGGTGCGTTGATAAATACATACCAGTACTACTTACAGATGATTAGAGATGTAACTGGACTCAATGAGGCTAGGGATGGTAGCGCACCAATGGAGGACACCCTCGTGGGACTGCAAAAGCTTGCCGCTAATGCATCAAACGTAGCGACACGACACATACTACAGTCAAGCCTGTATTTATCTGCCAGAACGTGTGAAAACATATCATTAAGAATAGCTGACTCTATTGAGTTTGCATTGACAAACAACTCACTACAGGAGGCTATAAGTGCATACAATGTGGGTACGCTTCAGGAGATAAGTAAGTTACACCTACATGACTTTGGTATATACCTTGAACTTGAGCCAGAGGATGAGGATAAGGCTCAGTTAGAGCAAAACATACAGATTGCGTTAAAGTCTGGTGGCATAGACATAGAGGATGTTATAGACATCAGAGAGATACAGAACATAAAGCTTGCCAACGAAATACTTAAGCAAAAGAGAAAGAAGAAGGCTGAAGCTGAAAGACAGGCTCAAATGCAAAACATTCAGGCACAGGGACAGGCAAACGCTGAGGCTGCTGAAAAGGCTGCAATGGCTGAGGTGCAGAAACAACAGGCGCTGACACAAGAAAAGGTTAGTATAGAGCAGGCCAAGTCTCAGTTTGAAATACAAAGACTTAGGGCCGAGGCTGAGATTAAGCGAGAGTTAATGCAGGTTGAGTTTGACTTTAATATGCAGTTGGCACAGGTAAGGGCTAACGCAGAGGGTCAGAAAGAACAGAGTATAGAGGACCGAAAAGACAAGAGAATTAAGATTCAGGGAACTCAGCAGAGTGAACTCATCAACCAAAGAAAAAACAACTTACTACCAACAAACTTTGAGTCCTCTGGAAACGATGTATTGGGTGGTATTGGCTTAGAACAGTTTGAGCCGAAGTGATTTTAAACAATTATATATTATATTATGTCAGAAGTAAAAGTAAATTTATCGAAAGTCAAGCCTAAGAAGGCTAAGGAAACAGTAACTAAGTTAGACCTTTCAAAGAAAAAAGAAGATGCCGTTCAAGAGCCAAGCACAGATGAAATACCTGTACTCAACCAACCCGAAACTAGCGGAGAAGTGGAGAAAGGAACACCCGAATCAAAACCTGAAGGCACTACCGAAGAAGTCACCAGTTCAGATGATGGGGGTGAGCAAGAAGTAGTAATACAAGAAATTACTGAAGAAGAGGTAAAGCCTGTTGTTGAAGAGACAGAGGATAAGGTTAAGGTAAACCTACCAGAGGGTGTAGATAAGCTGGTAAAGTTTATTGACGAGACAGGTGGGGACTTACAGGACTATGTAAGATTAAACGCAGACTACTCTACTGTGGATGATAAGGCTTTATTGAAAGAGTACTATAAAAAAACAAAACCACATCTTGACGATGAGGAAATAGATTTTGTGATGGAAGAAAACTTTCATTACGATGAAGACCTTGATGATGAGCGAGACATCAAGTTAAAAAAACTTGCTCAAAAAGAAGAGGTTTCAAAGGCCCGTTCTTTTCTAGATGATTTGAAGGATAAATACTACGAGGAAATCAAGTCGAGGCCCACGCAGTCCAACGAACAAAGAAAGGCAATGGACTTTTTTAACCGCTACAAGGAGGGTGAACAACAAGCTGAGGAGTCTAGAAGTTTATTCAAATCTAAGACTAAGGACTTTTTCCAAAACGATTTCAAAGGTTTTGATTTCAATCTAGGAGAAAAGAAATTTAGATACGGGGTAAGCAATCCAGACTCAATTGCTGATAATCAGTCTAGCATTAACAACATATTGGGAAAGTTTCTCGATGACAAGGGTAATGTTAAACAATTTGATGAGTATCATAAGGCAATGTACGCAGCTCAAAATGTTGACAAAATTGCCTCACACTTTTACGAGCAGGGTAAGGCTGACGCTATCAAGGATGTTTCTGTTAAGTCTAAAAACATAACAGGTGAAGCTCCTAGACAAACGTCAAACGACAGTCTGTTTATAAATGGTTTAAAGGTTAAGGCTGTCAACGGTATTGACTCCTCCAAACTTAAAGTAAATAAAAATAAATTTAAAAATTAATAAATTATGGGAACATTTGCAACTAACGACCCGTTGGGTTCGTTTTCCTTGGTACCTACTCCTTTTAAGAGTGTTACTCAAGGTTCTTATTTAAACTTTGCTGATGGAAGCGGAAACGACTTCGCACAGCAGTATCTACCTGAAATCTATGAAGCTGAAGTAGAGCGTTACGGTAACCGTACAATCTCTGGTTTTCTTCGTATGGTTGGGGCTGAGATGCCAATGACTTCTGACCAAGTTATTTGGTCTGAGCAAAACCGTCTACACCTTTCTTTTGAAGGTGGTATGGGTGGTGGAGGAGCTACTACTGTTTCTGCTCCTGCTATTGCCGCTGGTGCAACAGCAATCACAAACGTAGCTGGTGAAAACTCTGCTGGAGAATCTATTCAACCTATTATCCGAGCTGGTTCTACTATTGTTGTTTATAACACAGTAAGCCTAAACTCTGTTAAGTGTTTTGTTGATGCCGAGCCTGCTGCTGGAGCTACTAACTGGGATGTTAACGCTTTTCCTTACACTGCTGCTAACTTGAACGCAGTTTCTACTGCTGTTGGACAGCCAGGTGAAGGTGGAGAGGTTAAAATCTTCGTATATGGTTCTGAATTTGGTAAGGGTACTGACTCTATGAGTGGTTCTATTACACCATCATTCACTCAGTACAACAATAGCCCAGTAATCATCAAAGACCAGTATGAGGTTTCAGGTTCTGACGCTTCTCAAATTGGTTGGGTTGAAGTTACTGATGAGGCTGGACTTTCTGGATACCTTTGGTACTTGAAGGCTGAAGGCGAGACTCGTCTACGTTTTCAGGATTACCTAGAGATGGTTTCTGTAGAAGGTGAACTTGCTGCTGCTGGTTCTGCTGCTATCGGACAACTAGCTGGAGGTAGTGCTAGTGCTAACGTGAAAGGTACACAAGGTCTTTTTGCTGCTATCGAGGAGCGAGGAAACGTGTATAACAACTTCACTGCTGCTAGTGGTTTAGCTGACTTCGACAAGATTCTAGCTAACCTTGACAAGCAGGGTGCTATTGAGGAGAACATGCTTTTCTTAAATCGTGCTACGTCACTAGACATGGATGATATGCTTGCTGCTCAGAACTCTTACGGTGCTGGTGGTACTTCTTACGGAGTATTCGAGAACAGCTCTGAAATGGCTCTGAACTTAGGATTCTCTGGATTCCGAAGAGGTTCTTACGACTTCTACAAGACTGATTGGAAATATCTTAACGATGCTTCTACTCGTGGTCTTACAGGAGACATAGAGGGTGTATTGGTTCCTGCTGGAACAACTACCGTTTACGACCAGATGTTAGGTACTAACATTCGTAGACCATTCCTTCACGCTCGTTATCGTGCTTCTGAAGCTGATGACCGAAGAATGAAGTCTTGGATTACAGGTTCTGTAGGTGGTGCTGCTACCTCAGGAGAAGACGTAATGAAGGTTCATTTCCTTTCTGAGCGTTGCTTGGTTACTCAGGCTGCTAACAACTTCGTGTTGTTCAAGGCTACTGCGGCGTAAGCATTAATCTTATAAACTTGGGGCTGCATTATGTGGCCCCAAGTTTTATTTTTTTAAACTATTTAATTATATTATATCATGGCAAGGCCAAGAAAAACAACAACAACAACACCTCAAGTAGAAGAGGTTGTACAAGAAACTGAAACTGTAATTGAAGCTCCAGTAGCTCCTGAGCCAGTTGAAGTAAAAGAAACCAAGAAGAAAGATGAGTGGGAGATTAAGTCCCGTCAATACTATTTGACAGGGGGTAAGTCACCATTAACTTATACATTGGCAAGTAAGCACACTCCAAGGCATCCACTATTGTGGTTTGACACTGAGACAAACACTCAGAGAGAGATACGGTACGCAACAAATCAGAAAAGCTGTTTTGTAGATGAGCAGAACGGCTCTGCAACAATGGAACACATTGTTTTTAAGGATGGTGTTTTGAATGTACCTAAAGAGAAGCAGTCACTTCAAAGGTTATTGTCTTTATATCACCCACACAAGGATAAACTTTATAGAGAGTTTGACCCTGTACAGGAGGCTGAATATGGGCTAGAGGATTTGGAGACTGAGCTTGAGGCAATGACAGCCGCAAGGGAGATTGACATCGACCATGCAGAGGCTATACTTAGAGCTGAAAAGGGTTCAGGTGTTTCTAAGATGACAAGTAAGGAAATACGAAGAGACCTTATGATAATGGCTAAGAGTAATCCAAGACTGTTTATTAGTTTAGCGTTAGATGATAATATTCAGCTTAGAAACTTTGCAATTAAAGCGGCTGAACAGGGTATCATTAAACTATCTCAAGACCAACGCACATTTACTTGGGCCAGTAATGGTAGAAAGTTAATGACCGTTCCATTTGATGAACACCCATACTCAGCTATGGCTTCATTTTTCAAGACAGACGAGGGTATGGAAATATTTTCATCTATCGAGAAAAAATTAATGTAACAACGTAATATATATTATAGGGTTAGGTCAGAACAAAACTGGCCTAGCCCATATAATTAATAAAAAATAAATATGGCTATAAATGTTAACGAGGTATATAAGACCGCATTACTGATTCTTAACAAGGAGCAGAGGGGTTACGTTACCCCTAATGAGTTTAATAAAATAGCCACACAGGTTCAGTTGCAGATGTTTGAGAACTATGCAGAGGAACTAAACCAACAGCTTCGTGTCCCACAGGCTGACTCAGATTATTCGGACAGGATAATGAACACCGATGAAAAGCTTTCTATATTCAAGTCTTTCGGTGACGCAACATACGATAATACCACAACCCCAACCACACCTTATTACACACTACCAACTGACCTATATCGCTTAGGTACAGTGGTTTACACTGGTTTAAATAACAGTGAAGTGGAGCTACAAAGGCTACAGAGAAATGATTTTTATAACATACAGAAGTCATTACTAACAGCATCGACAAAATACTTTCCGACATACCTTTACGAAAACGAAAGACTTTACGTTAAGCCAAACGGTATAAATTCAGGTGTTTCTGTAAACTACCTAAGAAAACCTACAGACCCAAGATGGGGGTACAATGTGGGTACACTGGGTCAGTACATATACGACCCCACAGTTTACGGGGAGGCACTACTAAACACAGGCACAAACACACTAACAAGTAGTATAACCACTGGTCTTACTGGGGGTGATATCAATACATACACACCAACATACACTGGAGGTTCAGGTACTGGGCTTGTAATATCTGCAAACGTAACCACACCTACAAACGTAACACTAAGCGTAACCACAGCAGGTACAGGATATGTGGTTGGGGATGTTATTACAATTGATAATGGTCAACTGACTAATACTGGTGTTGGTAGTACTGGACCTGTAATAACACTTCAGGCATCTGATTTTAATAACGCAAGTACATACGGCTCAACGGATATAGAACTACATGTATCAGAGAGGGTTGACTTTATAATCAAGCTGTTGTTCTACTTCGGTGTAGTGATTAGAGACCCACAAATAATTCAGGTTGCCATGCAAGAAGCAAGGGCTGAGGAGATAAACGAAAAAAGCTAATAGAATATGTCAACACCAAACGGGGGTTTAATTACCGAAACAAATGAAGAGTATTACGTTGGTCAAAAGGTTTACACACTTGGTGCTGCGTCAACTCAAAGTGAGTTTGTAACAACATTTGACACCGAGCTTACTGACGGTGTTGTGGGGGAGTATGACAGAAACTATTACCTACAGACAAGTAACGATAACGGGGTAACATGGGTTACCGTTGCTTCGGAGGTTAAAACAAACACAAGCACGACTATAGTAAGCGGTACAAACGCTGTACCAGTAGTATTAGGGCCAAGTATACTTGTAAGGGTAGCCTTGTTCGTGACCGCATTAGAGTCGAATTACGGGGGTTACTCGTACATCAAGCTAGGGGACATCATAAACAACTTTTTAATCGCTTACGTTGGGGCTGGTAAGCTTATACCCAGCGTTAAGAGAACCGATGTTATATTCCACGCAAAGAGAGGTCTGCAAGAGTTTAGCTACGACACGCTAAAGAGTGTAAGTTCAATAGAACTAACTGTGCCAGCAAGCCTTAGTATACCACTACCACAGGACTACGTCAACTACGTTCGGCTGTCTTGGATAGACTCCATAGGTGTGAAGCACATTATATATCCAGCTAACAACCTAACAATTAACCCAGTACAAAGCCCAGAGCAGGACTCTACGGGTGGGATTGTGCAGGATGGTTTTGGTACCAACGTACAGCTTGAGGCTCAGACGGATGAAAGGTGGAATACAAACAACCCAAACCAAATCACGGGTATATTTAACCAAGACCAAGTAAACCAAGGATACGACTGGTGGGGATACGGTCAGGGTTACGCTTGGGGATACGGTGGCTACTTTGGGCAGAGATACGGATTAGACCCAGCATTGGCACAGAACAACGGGTGGTTTACTGTAAACGAAAGAACTGGCTCGTTTAGCTTTTCAAGTGACCTAGCTAATAAATTGGTTGTTGTGGAGTATGTGTCTGACGGATTGGCTTACCATGAGGACTCTAGGGTTCCTAAAATGGCAGAGGATGCAATGTACTCACACCTCGTTTACAGTATACTATCAACACGAGTAAACCAGCCAGAGTATGTTGTAAGACGCTGGAAACAAGACAGATATGCCAAATTAAGGAATGCTAAGATTAGGCTTTCTAACCTCAAGATAGACGAACTGACTCAGACAATGAGGGGTAAGTCTAAGATGATTAAAAACTAGAATTAAATGGCAGAAACTAAAAATGTTTTTCTTGGGGCTAAGATGAACAAAGACCTTGACCCAAGGCTTGTCTCAAACAGAGAATACATAGAGGCCAGAAACGCTTCGGTTACAGACTCTGCTGGGGGTGACTCAGGGGTGTTGGAGAATGTTCTTGGTAATATAGAGCTGACAGATTTTGGTTTATCAGATACCAATCTAAAGATTATAGGTTTCTATGTGGACACCACAAACGACAGGTTGTTTGCGTTTTTAACTAACTACACGGACTCATCTGCCACGAGTCTAACAAACCCTGCACCAGCTGCATCGGGTCACTACATAGCTGTATATAACACAATATCAAACGATTACACAGTCTTGGTGGGTGGCAGTTTCCTAAACTTTTCAGACACGCACGAGGTTCTAGGTATCGACCTTATAGAAAACCTACTGTTCTTTACTGACAATAGAAACCAGCCAAGAAAGATTAACGTAAACCTAGCGTTAGCAAACCCATACGGCTCCGCAAACCCATACTACACATCTGAGGACCATATATCTGTGGCTAAGTACTACCCTTGTTTGTCCCCAGACCTGACTACATTGACAGGGGATGGTGATTTATTTCTTGGAGCAGTATTAACAATACAAACCAATCCAACAATAACAACAACCTCCCCAGGGTCTGCGGTATTCACAGTGGGTACTAACTCCGTTATGACTGACGGGTCTGGTGACGATGGACTTGAGTTTTCGGTAACAATAATATCGACTGGAGTTACTAATGAGTATATAATATCTTCGGCTACGATTACAGATGCTTCTGGGTTTGATAACTACGAGGTTGGAGACTCCATATCCGTACCTGTAGGTGCATTAAACCTTGTATACGGAGCTGGAAGTGCGTCTGGAGCAGCTTCATTCATCATAGGGAGAGAAGATATGAATAGGGTTCCATCCATGTGGGATGTTACAAGCCCAAAATTACCCGATGGGGAAACATCAAACCCATACTACGATGATACGTTTACTGGTGACGAGCAGTTCCTGTCAGATAAGTTTGTAAGGTTTAGCTACAGGTTTAAGTTTGAGGACAACGAGTACTCCTTGATAGCACCATTCTCTCAGGCTGCATTTATACCAAAGCAGGACGGATATTTTTTAGAGGACTCAATACCTACAAGTGTGTTGGACAATGACGCTAACAGTGATGAGTTAAATACCCTCAAAAGCACTGTGGTTGATTTCTTTGAGAACAAGGTGAACAAGGTTGATATAAGCATACCAATGCCTGATGGTGTGACTCTGGGTAACGCCACAACCAACCTTTATGACAAGTACAAGGTGACAGAGATTGATGTATTGTTTAAGGAGTCTGACGGAACAACTATAAGGGTAATAGACACAATAACATTTGATGAGTTAGAGACAGCCACTGGCATCGACTATGTATACTCATACGACTCTTCAAAACCAATAAAGGCTTTACCATCAAAGGAGACAATAAGGGTCAGTGACAGGGTGCCATTAAGGGCTAAGGCTCAGGCAGTTGCAGGAAACAGGGTGATGTATGGTAACCTAACACTAAGGAGCGCATCACTAGATTCCTTAAACTACACTGTGACAGCAGCTGGTAAGGTTTCATACGGAACAGACAGCTCTACATCACAAAGGGAGTACCCAAACCATACACTAAAGCAGAACAGAACATATCAGGTGGGGGTTGTTTTATCTGACAAGTACGGGAGGCAGTCAGACGTTATACTGTCACCTAACTCAACGGTGTTTCACCCATACAAGACAGCTGTAATGGACTTAGAATACCTTGGTGACTCACTACAGGTTCAGTTTGACGCACCAATACCAACCAATTCTTCAAACATAGGATATGTGGGTTTATATAACGAAACAACAAACCCCTTGGGTTGGTATAGCTACAAGTTTGTTGTTAAGCAGCAGGAGCAGAGTTATTATAACGTATACCTACCAACCATACTAAACGGGTACCCCCAGGATGTGTACACGGGAACAGAACTTTCCGAAGGACCAGGCGCACTAACCGACAGTATAACCACTAATCAAACAGATTTTAATGCAGGAACCTATACAGGAACAGTCGGGGTAACGTCTGGTTATTCTACTAGCGGCAGTGGCACAGGGCTTATAATAAGGGTAATAGTTTCTGCTACCTCTGATTCTGCACAAACCGTAACGGTGGTAGACGGTGGTACTGGGTTTGATGATGGTGATACAATAACGGTTACTGGGTCTGGTGGTGTTTTGGGTGGTACTACGGGTAATTTAATTATAACCCTTCAGGCATCTGATTTAAACACATACAAAACATCCACAGACCAGGCACACATAACCCTCTTCTCTGACAACATAAACAAGGTTCCTAGAGACCTGCAAGAGGTTGGCCCTCAAGACGTTCAGTTTTCTAGCTCTGTTAGGTTATTCGGAAGGGTTTGGAATCAAGGATTTTTAACTAACTCAGGAAGAACTAACCTTCAATACTTTCCTAGTAATATCGGTGACGAGGTGATACTTATAGGTGACAGGGATGAGATAGGTTTAAATAAAACCGAAAGAGGTGACGAGTACTATAGCTCACCGTTCTATAGTATACCAACCGAAGGAATTGGGGATACTGTAGGTGATGGTGCAGACCTAAAGGGAGCAAACCCATATATAGGAAGGGTTTCAACGATGGCTAGGATAGGTGCTTTAGGGGGTGGTGATTTAACTACAGACCCACCATACGAAACAGTTACAAACTTAATGATAAGGCTTAACGTATATGAGACAGCCCCAACCGTGTCTAACCTAGATATATTCTGGGAGTCTAGCACATCAGGTCTTATATCTGACCTAAACACAAGCTTGGAACAAAACTTTTCTGTACTACCAGTTAAGCTAACTAACTTTGTATGGAGTTTATCAGAGGATGATGCGCCATTATCTGAGATTGCTAGGTTTGACTTAGCATCGGCTAGTAACATTACGCTAAACAACTCAACCACTACGGCTGAACTTATAGAGGTAAGGGACGGAAACGGTGGCATAGTCACAAATAAGTTTACCCTAAACAAGGATGGTGGAACTGACGAGTTTTATATCACCACATCCACTGGAACGTACTTTACATACACACAGTTTAGCCCAATAAAGGATAACTATACCTTTACTATTAAGGCTGATAATCCACTTTCTGGGGGAGGAACTTCTTTAATATCAACGGGGTACGGAAACTATCTTGCAAACGTAGTGCCTGTCACAGGAACTGTAACTGGCTCTAACCCACTACCAGAGATAAGACCCCCATCAACGTGGTCTACCTTTGCAGTATTAGATGGAGATAATGGTTCGGCAGATACATCTAATGAAAAAACTGGACTGGTATGGGAGGTAACAAAAATAGAGTTCCTTTGGGTGGGTAACGGAAGCGTTTGGACAGAGTACCAGACACCTGCCACAGACATGTTCAGGGTCATAAAGGGTAGCGGTCAGTCCGTGGCTGAAACCTTACAGTACAACAACCAGCTTATATGTCTGGATGTGAACGCTACAAACACTACAGCTCTTTACACATACCAAAACAGGACATCGACATCTGTGAGGGTTACACTAAAATTAACGGATGCAAGCGGAACAGGATTAAGTGACACAATAACTTACGATACGCCACCTATCGTGATAAATAGAACAGACTAATATGAGTGCATTAATAGAGGTAAAGTATTTTAATTCGTTTATTCTAAAGAAGGTTCTTGATGACGTAGACTTTATTGCTATGTGGCCTGGCTTACCTTGGGACCCTTATGACGGAGATAGTATTACTCCAAACCCTATACTATGGCCTGCAAATAATAAAGAAACCTCAACAACATCGCTTCAAACAGCATCAACAGTTACAGGTTACATGTGGTATTTAGAGGAGTCTAGGATTAGGGGTGGGTACAACAACACAGAGGCTGGGTATGGTGTAAGGGCTTACATAACAGAAGAGAATGACGATGAAATAGTATCATCAAACTCTATTACATACTCTGGTATATACAACGCACTTACAGACTTCAACGAGACAAACGTATTCTCAATTGGTGAGAACATTACAAAGAGTGTGGACCCAACATACGGAAGTATACAGAGGATATACACCAACGATGGTAACCTGATGGTGTTCCAAGAGGACAAGGTAAGTAGGGCATTGATAGACAAGTCCGCAATATACTCAGCACAGGGTGACGCAACTGTAACCTCTAGCGACCTGGTTATAGGTCAGGTGACACCGTATGCTGGTGAGTACGGTATAAGTAAGAACCCAGAATCATTCGCAAAGAAGGGTTACAGGGTATACTTCACTGACCAGTCAAGGGGCGCTGTAATGAGGTTGTCTAGGGATGGAATGACTGAAATTAGTGAATATGGAATGAGGGACCACTTTAGGGACACATTTTCACCAATAACGAGTAATTATAAGTTAAGTGACCTACTTAATTTTAATGTTGTAAGCAATGGTACAACAACTGTTGCATTATCGGTTGGTGATGTAAGCCTGATAGAGCTTGGCATGAGTATATACGGAAACTATAATGGTGTCACTGGTGCTTATGTTACAGATATATCCTTAACTGGAGCAACTACAGCAAACATAACCTTCAGTCAGTCTATACCTACTGGAACTGGTACACTAAACCTGTACAAGCTACTTAAGGACAAGGTTGTGGGTGGGTTTAATAACTACTCAGATTCATATGTTGTATCCATACAGCCCTCTGTAAACGACTTATCTGCTGGTGACGGGGAATACGACACGGTATCATTTAACGATGCCAACAACGGATGGACTAGCTTCTGGGACTACAAACCCAACCTAGCTGACACGCTAAACGCAAACTACTACACATGCAAGGGTGGTAGTATATGGAGACACTACGATGCTAGTATGGCTAAGAACAGGGGTCAGTTCTACGGGGTACAGACAGACACCAGCGTAACCTTTGTGTTTAACCCTCAGGTGAGTGTATCCAAGAACTTTAACACCGTATCATACGAGGGTACAAACGGTTGGGAGGTTGAAAGCTTTAAGTCAGACACTCAGGGCATTGACCTTAATAATTATTCTGGTCCACCTAGTTTAAATGACTACCAAGACATAACTACAAACGTCTATAGCTATGATGAGGGTTCATACACAGAGGGTGGGGTTACATACCGAGCAGGGTTTGACAGGAAGGAAGGAAAGTATGTTTCCAACCTTGTTAACAATAGTACCGCAAGAATTGACGAGGTTATCTACGGTGTAGACATGTCAGGAATAAAGGGGTACTACGCAACAGTAAAAGTAAAGACAGACGCAACAACAGACGTTGGAGGTTTAAAACAAATATTTGCGGTGTCCACTAATAATGTTTTTTCATCACAATAAAATAAGAAGTTATGGAAATTATAAATCAATATGGAAATAGTATTTTCCCAGTTATCGGTACCGCTTTGGACCAAGCCTTTGACCTTAATAGGACGAGACAGAATCAAAAAAAATATCAGATAGAGGAAAAAGAGGCCGCTAACGAGGTAAAGGCGTTAAAGGAAAACAGACAGGCAATTATTGACCCGTCCACAGCCCTTGAGGACCTGAGTGGCACATTCTCTAACCCATATGCAAACTTAGGTGTTGCAACAAAGGCGGCTGAGATGCAGATGGAGCAGACGGACGCTGCATTGGCAAACACACTAGACACACTAAGGGCCACAGGCTCAGGTGCTGGTGGTGCTACCGCACTTGCACAGGCCGCACTACAGAGTAAGAAGGGTGTTACCGCTAGTATAGAACAACAAGAGGCAGCAAATCAACAGATGAGGGCGCAGGGTCAGGCACAACTACAGACACAAATAGCGGCAGAAAAGACAAGGATACAGCAGGGTAAAGTGGCTGGTATTGAGTATGTTTACAACGCTGAGGAGGAGAGAACAAACGCAGACCTAGACTACGAGGCAAACAAGGAGGCAAGGTCAGACCAGAAGGAATACAACCTGGACCAGCAGATTTTATCTATGCAGAACAATGCCTCACTTTTAGGTGCTGCTGCTGCGGTTGGTTTAGATAAGACAGGATTGGTTAGTCGTTTAGGGGGATAATTTAAAAATATATAAAGATGGGTTATAGGAATCAACCAACTTCGGCTTCAGGTGTAAAAGATGTTTCAGACAAGGGTCCAACCTTTCAGGATAGGGCCTTGCTTGAGAACGAAAAGCGTGAAGCTGAACGAAAGAGATTAGCGGAGATAAACAAGAAGCGTGAGGAATCTAACTGGAGAATCGAGCAGGAGGAGTCATTGTATTCCGCTGATTTACAGGCTGGTATAAGAACTGCTGCCAACAAAACCAATGTTGACTACACATCACTCAACGACTCCATGAGTAACATGGTAAGCCAACTGTCTGCCGCAAGGATTAGGTTGAAGCAGTCTAGTGGACCATACGAGGAGATGGACCCAGAGGGTAATGTTGTGTTCAACACACAAACAGATAAGGCTTATATAAAGAGTGCCACAGACTTTATAAAGAACTCTGAGACTAACTTTGGTTCTGTTGCATACATACAGGAGGAGTTTAAGAAAATGCCTAGTGGTAACGGAGAGGGTGAGACAAGTAGAAAGTTTACCAGCCCATACCTAGGTTTATTAAACGCTGCGTCCAACCCAGCATCTGGTCAGGATGTTTCGGTGTCTTACGACATGGAGTACGACAACAAGTCTGGACACAGGATGGGTATCGTAATGAAGGGTGAGGCTGTAAGAAGGCTGAATGCAGAGATGGGTAACGAGGGTGATACATACACCATAAAGCCAGAGGAGGTCACAAACCTTATGATGGGTAACAACGACCCAGAGAACTTTGGATTGTTTTATCAGAACCCAAGCACGGTGTCGGAGCTTGAGAAGAAAGCGGCTACCAATGGTATACTAGACCCAAAGGACGGAAGGATTACATCGGATTATATGATAGAGGTAAAGACTGAAGAACCAATAGTAGATGAGTTGACTGGCACGGAGCAAATGGCAACCGTGAGTCAGGTAAACTATCCCGTAATAAAACAAAACATGGCAGGGGCTATCAAGTCTAAGCTTATGACCACCCTGGATAAGGGGATGGTGTCAACAAGTGTACTTATAAACACATACGCAAAGCAAGACGAGGACGGCAACTACTACTACGATACACCGAGAAAAGATGGAAATGGAAACATTATATACAAGGCAAACGGTAAGGTAGACTTTGGTAGCGTCAATGAGGATGGTGACACAAGAAATAGAGTATACCTTGGGGATGGTGAGCTGGAGTTTGATATGAGTAGTGATAATGAATCTTTTGGTGGTCTTTCAGAGGGGGACTATAAAGATGTCTATGGTCTTATAGAGAATGAGTTTATGAAGAGGTCTGGTGTTTATGACCCACAGGTGGTCAAGCCCTATGGTGAGAAGCTCAAGTTTACAGACGAGACTGGCTCAATGCCAGAATGGAAGCAGACCCAGAACTACAAGAAAAACCTTGCGGACCAGTTTGTTGAGACCGTTGGTGAGATTGATATAACAGACGAGAGGGAGGCTGAAGATACGGCAAGGATGCTTTCTGGAATCATAGGCAAGGGAGGAAGTGTAAGCTGGGATAAAGATAAACAGGGGTTTGTGTTTAATAATGTTAAGACTAGGTTTGATAAAGAAACAGGAAAACTTTTGGAGGAATCAGCAGAAGAGGCGGTTATCAAGTACAATCCAAACGACCCCAACTGGAGGGGTAAGCTTACGCAGGAGGTTTACAACCAGCTTGGTGTTAAGGACGTTGCAGGGGACTTCAAGACAAGCAAGACCCCAGCCTACCTTAAGGAAATACCCAAGATACAGCATAACGCTGAAGGTGAACGTGATGACGAGTTTGCAGCAAAACAGATAAACGACAACAAGGCACTTTCCTTGCTGCTGGACAAGGTGGACGGAACGGTAAAGGGCGGAGAAAGCTTTGATAATTTAATGATAACCTACAAAGACCCAAGCGGAACCATGATTGAAAAAGAGATTAAAATGGGTCTTGGCGGTTTAGATAAAGATGAATTTCAAAAGGAGTTAAAATCTGTATTTAAGGAGATAACACTGGCCGCAGGAACCGAGACAAGTGAGGCTGACAATGACCCTCCAAACCCCTTTGATTTAACGACACAGGGTGCAACAAATACTAAAGAAGAAGTAAAAGACGCTAAAATTAGTACAAGTCAGGAAGACCAAAATATAGAGACTGATAATGAAAGAAAAAGAAAAGAGGCGGTTATCAATGCTAGTAAATTAATAGGGGTTCCTGAGGGGGGGTTTTAAGATATGCCAAAAGATAAAAAAATATACAGATTTCTAAAGCAAAACAATCTTACTCAAAAAAGTGAAGAGGAGTTTAATTCTGAGTATAACAATTCTCCCGAAAAGCAAGAGCAACTCTATGCTTTCTTTAAAGCTAATAACCTCACACAAAAAGATAAGGACAGTTTCACCCAAGAGTATTTTGGAGGTATCGGAAAGGGAAAAGAGGCCCCATCGGTTGACTATGTAAAAGAGTTTGGATTGCCAGACGCATCAATTAGTGAGGCAAGTGGTTCCTCAACAGATGTCACTGACCCGATGGTTGCACCCACAGACAAGACAAAGAAACCGTCAGGGGATGTACCCATCGGTAAACCTAAAAAAGTGGTTAAATACCCTGGAATAAAAATACCCACAGTAAAGGGTGTCAGCGACTCAATACCAGAGCTACAAAACTACGAGGGAATTATAAAAGGCTCTGACACCGCTAAAAAGTTTGCGGATTTAGTTAGGGACAAGACATACGTTTTAGGCGCAAAGGGTCTTGGTAATTATACAACGAAGGACGATAAATCTGTAAAAACATCAGTCGATGAAATAGACTGCTCTGGAACTGTTTGCACAGTAAGAAACGCACAGGGCAAGAGTTACGACCTTACAATGACAAACGCAGCTAAGTTCAAAACACTGGCAAAGAAAACAAATATACCCGTAGATAAATCATCGGACGGGGACCTGATATTAATGAACACCCAAGGTAAAAAAATTGACCACATCGGGTTTGTTGTTGTTGATGAGTACGGTGACAGGTTTATAGCTGAGTCCTCTTCTTCATATGATGGAACGACAATAACACCATTTAATGAAAGGATAAAAGACCTTGAGAACAGGAAGCCTGAGTTTACTTACGAAATAGTATCTGATAAATAAAAATATGGAAGACAAGGGTTTACAGTTTTATGAGTATGTTAAGTCAAAGGGTGTGTCCGTTCCTGACTCCTTTGAGGAGTTTCAGTCGGGGCTAGAGAACCCTGACACCGCAGCTCAATTTATGAAGTACCTAAGCACTAAGAACATAAAGACACCAGGCTCGGTTACTGAGTTTCAAGATGTTATCTTAAATAATGCAGATATACCTAAGGAGGATGTTCTTGAAAAGATGAGCTTTGAGGAGCTTATGGAAAAAAAGGAGAAAGAAAAAGAGGAGGCTGAGAGGTTTAGGAACACACCCCTTAGCCCTTTAATTCCTAACACTGGTAAGCGTGAGGGTGAGATAGACTTCTTTGGCCAAGCCATTGCCGACATAGACAAGGACTTTATGTTTAGGGAGGAGGAGACTGTTGTCCCAGAGCTTAAATATAGGTTTAAGGACCACGGGTTTGAGTTTGATGAGTCGGGGCTAGGAGACATGGTTACCGTAACAGCACCCAATGGAGAGATAGGTGAGTTTAATTTGGACAGCTCAGAAGATGCTAATGAAGAGTCATTAAAATTAAAGTCATTTTTAATAAAAAATAGGGGTTCAGAGGACGTTGAGTCCATGAAGAGAATAGAGGCTAGACAGGCTTACGAGACCAAAAGGTTTATGAGCCAAGAACAGGTTGAGTTGGCAACAAAGTCCTTAAACGATGACATGGATATACTTGTTTCAGAGGAAAAGGACTTGTACAACGTATACCAAGAGATTAGTACCTACGGTGAAAAGTTTGAGGGACTCACCCAGGGTGACCTTGATGACAACCCAGAGCTAAAGGCTGACTACGATTCATATAAGGCCAGGGTTGATGAGTTTCAGTCTATGTCAGACGTATTAAAAAACAACAGGGGGGACCTTATAGACCGAAGATGGGACCTGACACAGAGTGTTGGTGCCTACTTTGACATGAAGACGGACCAGGGTGAGTTTAGTTCTGCCCTGTACAACCAGTTTCTTCTGGGTATCGGAGACGTTGGCGCAACTGGAGGTGATATAATGATTGACGTATCAATCGGGACGGGTGATTACGGTGGAGTCACTCCAAGAGTATACACAGACATGATGCTTGAGCAGGCGTTGTCTGACGAAAGGATATCCCAAGAGGATTACGACAGGCTTTCTGGTATGGCAGAGTCTGAGGCTAACATCTCAACAGACAGGGAGTTAAACTTAGATGCCTTTGAAGAGGAACAGGAAAGACTGAATAGGATTTCAAGCGGTGACTACGAAGAAACCAAGAAGTCTAAATCAATGGGTGAAAAGCAGTCTAAAGAAAGAATAAAAGAAAATAAAAATTCTGATTTAATTCTTAAAGAGTTAAAGGGATTACTAAAAGAAGAGGCTGGGGAAGAGGTTCTTGGTGGTGGTGTTATAACTACAACAGCTTCGGGCGTGTACGATGACATGGAGTCCAGTGTTAAGGATAAGCTAAAGAAAAAAAGAAAGTACGGAGAAGACGGCAGGTGGAAGGGTGGAAAGCTGGAGTCCATACAGAATGGTTTGGTTGAGCTGATAGGCTCTGGAAACGTAAGTGACGAGTATATACAGGGGCAGCAGGATTCGTTTTTAGGTGGCTCACTACTGGGGCTTTCTAGGTCCCTGCCAGCAATGGTTGCTGGGTATGCTACTGGTGGCTCAATGACCACGGTTTTAATGGGGGCGCAAATAAACGCAGCCATAAAGGAGGAGATGGCCAACAACCCAGAATTTGACGATGTGTCAGAGAATGAGCGCATGGCAATATCAGCACCCATAGCCATAGCAGCTGGAGCATTAGAGGCTTTTGGTATCAGAAACATGAAGGCAACAAGTGGTGTAATGAACCGATTGGTTAGAAGGGCCTTCACTAAGTCAGCTGGGAAGCAGTTAACCGCCAAGTCATTTGATAAGATAATAAGGGATGACATCAAGAGTGGGTTTACCAGGGGCGCACTTAAGCTTACTGGTGCAGGATTAGCTGAGGCAGAGACTGGTGCCGCACAGGAGTTTGCGGAGGTGGGTATGAAGAAGATTTATAACTACATAAAGGACGAGGAGAAGTTTGAGACAGCCACTGGAATGCAGTGGATTCAGGATATAGCTATGGCTGGCGCACAGGAGGCTGTTGGTGGCTTTATTTTAGGTTCACCAGGTGCTGTAGTTACTGGCCTGAGCAACACATACGATGAGTTCAGTAACGACCTACCAGACATGGTATATGAGGCATTCAATATTGTTGTCGGTGACCCCAAGATAAGGGAGGGCTATATATCGTCAATAAACGCACAGGTTGCTGATGGCTCCCTGACACGGGAAGAGGCTGATGAAAAAATAAAAACATTTAAAATAGCTGGCGGTATTGCTCAATCCATACCCTCAGACATGCGAACCTCAGAAAAAAAACAGGCGTTTAAGCTGCTGTACGAAAGACAGGTTCTGGAGAGTAGCATAGAAGGGAAGGATAAGTCCCTTACCAAGAAAGAGCAGGGGCAGATAGGAGAGATAAACAAAAAAATTGAGGCCCTAAAAGAAAAGTCCATAAAAAGGTCTACCAAAAAGGAGAAAGACTTTGAGGCTTCTAACAAGGTTATAGAGGGTATAAATAAAAAAATATCAGAGGTAAAGGAAAAGCTTGAAGACAAATCGATAACCAAGAAAGAAAAAGACAGCCTACAGAAACAACTTACTGAGCTAGAGAATGACCTTAAGATTGAGGAGGATAAGTCAACAGAGACGGACAAGCAGGAGGCCACAGACATAGAGTCTTTCTTTGAGGGTACCGAGGGTGAGGATGGTCCAAACTTCGCCACAAACAGTGGGGGTAAGTCTCAGGTCCTGAGTGACAAGCAGGAGGCTATAGTCAACAAGATAAAGTCTAGGGTTGAGAAGGTTGCAAACTCCCTGAAGAGCAGGGTTCCTGGGGTTAGAATACTTCTACACGAAAACGCTGACGAGTACAAAAGAATTACTGGCAAGTCTGGGGGTGGGGCCTATATAATAGAAGACGGCAAAGGCACTATCCATATAAACCTAAGCAAGGCAAGGGCTAGTACACTCGCACATGAGGCTTTTCATGCGGTTTTTTTACATAAGTTAAAGACCGACAGCAACGCTGCAAGGGCCGCCATAGAAATGATAAAGTCCGTTGAAAAGGTTCTGGACCCAAACAGTCAACTGGCTAAAGACATAAAGGCATTTTCCGCCCTCTATAAAGACCAAGGTGAGGGCATACAGAACGAGGAAAAACTTGCCGAGCTGGTTGGAAGGATATCATCCGAGTACAAGACATTGTCAAGGAGTTCAAAAGACAAGGTTATTGACCTGTTAAAGAAACTTGCAAACAAGATAGGGTTTAAGTTTGAGGAGGACTTTGGTAAGTCAGACCAGGATGTCATTGACCTGTTGAACACATTGGCTCGTAAGTTTGAGTCTGGGGAGGAGATAACCGAGGAGGATGTTTCTATATTAAAAGGAGAGGTTAGTGGTGAGATTAATGGAATTTCTCCAAGGGAAGATTTAGGTTTATTAGATATAGAATTAAAAAGATTTCCAAACAATCCAAATACAATTGTAGAGGATAATGTAAGTCTAAGTATTTTTAATCGTAAAAAATCAAACCTACTTGAGTCAGACAGGATGACAGGAGCTTATATATCTGACCCTAATAACAACCCTGTTTTTAAATTTTTTGGTGGAATATACTTCCCCCAAATAACAGGAAAATGGTGGGCATCTAGGACCTTATCTAAGGCAAATAGTATATCTAGTAATATGAATGCCAATAGAGACAGTGATGGATATATTTATGCTACACCAATCATAATGAAACCAAATTCTCATATGAGTAACCAAGATATGTTTGAGACTGTATGGGAGTTTATGAAGTTTGATTTAAGGTCAAGGTCTAGTAAGGTAACTAAACAATTATTCAGTCAATATATCAAAAAAGCTCTTTCATTAAAATCTGTAAACTTAACTGAGGCTGACTTAGATATAAAAAAGTCTGACAATATAGAGACTATGATTACTAAGTTGAATAATGTCTTGATAGGTAAGGAAGTGGATAACCCTAATTACGATTCGACAAATCCTGAATCAATAGATAACCCTAAAAAAATTATTGAAGAATCAAGGTTGTCATTTGAAAAAAGAAAGGCAATAATTAAGGCTATATTAGGAGACCCTAAGGTTACTGAAGAAAGAAAGTTTCCAACTGCAGGTTCTATATCAGAAGTGGCATCTAAGTTTGAGGAACAGAAAACAAAGAAGGCGAAGAAACTTTGGGATATTGTTATGGTAATGAGAACAAAAGGAACTTTATCAGCAAAGGTTACCCCTAAGTCAGATGAATTCTATCATAAGTCATATCCTTCTGAAATATCTTCTGACCAAGAGATAGAGGTTTTCTTTTTAGATGGAGCGTACAATATTGAAACAACATACCCTAAGCTAACTCAAGCATCAGGGAAAACTTTCTCATGGGAAGAGTATTCTGAAAAACATCCATCAACAAAAATGGCATTGTCTCAGTACGGAAGGACTGCTAAGTTGTCATATGCTAGTGGAGAAATAGCCGATTCCAAACCCGCCACCCGTGAGCAGAGGATAGAAAAAGTATACGAAAATTCAGTATTTTTTTATGGAGGATTTTTTACAGGAGTACAGCGTCAAGGCTTTGGTAAATCTATAATATCAGATATATTTAAAAACAATCCAAAAATAGAAAACATTTTGACATACACTCAAGATGATGCAATAGGTTTTTGGAAGAAAGCAGGAGGTGTTGTTGTTCAGCAAGGAAAAGATAAAAATGGGATATTAAGATATTTTGTACAAATAAATAAAAATGATATAGATACTAACTTAAGTACAAAAAAGTTAGGAATTTCTTATAAAAATTTAGAAACAAAAAAATCAAAAATAGATAAAGGGGAATATGCTATTAAAATGGGTAGGCAAAAAATTGGATTCTTTTTTGTCAGAGATGTAGGTACAATAAAGACAAATCCAATGGGGATGATAATCGAAGATGCTGATGGACTCCCAAAGAAACCATCAGCCAGGGAACAGAAACAAGACACCCCACAAACCCGTGAGCAGAGAACAGAAAGGTTAGCACCTAACGGAAAGAGGTCTAACCTAACTGATGTTCAGTACGATACTGTAAGGACACCTACGTTCAAGAAGTGGTTTGGTGACTGGGAGAATGACCCTAAGAATGCAAGTAAGGTGGTTGATGAGAATGGTGAGCCGCTTGTTGTTTACCATGGGACAGGAGCTACATTTGATGCGTTTGATAAGAAGATTGAGGCGGCTTCAGTAGGAGCATCTAACGGCTTTCAGGGATTCTTTTTTACTCAAGAAGAAGGTAGGGCTGGAGATTTTGCCATAGCTAAAGAAGAAAGGATTGGAGGTGATGCCAAAACTATACCCGTTTTCTTGTCAATAAAAAAACCAAGCATAGCTGACGCAAAAGGTAGCTCTTGGGTAAACATTTACCCTGAACAGATAGAACGTGCTATCAAGGATAAAAATGACGGTGCTATAACGAAAAACATAAAAGATGCAGCTACATCAATAAGTTATTGGCAAAACAAAGAAGACAATAATTACATAGCCTTTAAGCCTAACCAAATCAAGCTCGCAGACGGAAGCAACAAAACATTCGACCCAGACGCTCCGTCAATTCGTGAGGATAGAATGGTTGAGTCACCGTCAAGAATGACCGCACCACAAATAATACTAGAGGCCAGGCAAAATAACTTCAGTGACGCAGCTATTAGGGACTACCTGATAAGGGTGAGGGGGTACTCTGTAAAGCAGGTTGACGAGGCCCTAAAGTTTGACATCGATGCATTCGAGTCTCTCCCACAGGCTTTTAGAACAATTACTGGGGGTGTTGTAGCAGGACTAAGGCTGTATAACAGGGTTAAGGCATACAGAGACAAGCTAACTAAGGCTAATAACAAGCTTAAAAACCCTCAACTTTCTGAGTCAGAGATTAAGGCCAAGGTCGCAAAGAAGCTTGCAGAGCTTAAGGATTCCGTTAAGTATGGCACAAAGACCAACAAGCAAATTGATGACGATGTAAGGAAGTTCAGGAGCAAGGAGGAGTCAAACAACAATAGAAGAAAAACCAAGCTAACCGCAGCTCAGGTTAACGATAGGGTGAGGACCTTTAGGGAGAAGCTACAGGCCGAGAAGCAGGCCAAGATAGACCTAAGAAACAAGGCCATAACTAACTTTGAAAAAACAGAGAGGAAGGCTAACGAGAAGCGTAAGCCAAGAATGTCCGAGCAGGAAATCATGGACAAGGCGATTGAGTTTCTGGAGAAACAGCCAGAGTACTTAGCAGAGCGTGAGACATATACCGTGGGTAGCGAGGCCAAGGGAACTAAACAGACTAAGTTTAGGGAGGGATTGACCGTGGCTCAGGCATCGTTAGTGTCTGCGTTTCAGTCAAATGTTGGTGTCAGGCCAACAAAGAGTGTTGCCGAGAAGTTGAAGAAGGCCAGGAGAATGCTTCGTGACAGAAAGAAGGGTGCGATAGACCTTAACAAGATAAAGAATGAGCTTAGGCATTTCATTAGACGTGCGCTGCCAAATGACCTATACAAAAAGACAGAGGTTCTGAAGCTAATCAAGCTAGTCACCGATGCAAACGAGGGGAATATAGAAAACATATTCGAGCAGGTGGAGAAGCGTGTGACAGAGATGAACAACACAACCCTTATTCAGAAGATATCTAAAATGCTTGACCTGAAGCAGTACGCAAAAAAGGACAGGAATGGTAAGATAATAAAGGGTAGACGTATAGACCCAGAAACCCTAAAAAGATTAGAGGGCATAGTAGCAAACCTAATAGACCCGTCAATGGATGTGGATGAGCTGGTTAAGGCTGTTGAGGAAAGGGTTGACTCACTACAAAAACAGATTGACGAGCTGAACTCTAAAGAAGAGCTTAGTGTTGAGGACATGACTAAAATTGTTGACCTAAATATTGCCATGCAATACAACCAGTCCCTGTTGCTGGAAAACGACAACATATACAAAACTGCTGCGCTGGACAACGTACACAACTCATTGGGGGAGATTATTACATTCGGAAGGGCCGTGCTACAGGACAGGATTAACAAGAGGCATAAGAGTTATGTTGAGCAGGTTGAGAGGGCGTATTACGACATCACGGGTAACAAGATTGACATGAGCCAGGAGGGTGCAAAGGAGGAGTTGGCTGAGATGAGTAGGGGTATGCGAAACAAAGCCAAAAAAGATAGGGTAGACAGAAGGTTGAGGGGTATTTTTCAAAAACTTAAGTCATCTCTAAATGGTGGAATCCAAGACCTAAGCGGATACATGAATATAATATCCACGCTACCAGGGGAAATGTTTGAGGGGGAGATGCAGGATATGGTTACGGACACGGTAGATGCATCGACAAGAATGTATAAGGGAAGGATGCTTCAAATTAAGGAGGTCCTTGAGACGAAGTTAAGAGAAATATACGGCAGGGGATGGGAGAAAGAAATTCAGGAAAGCAGAGAATCTATAGAGGAGACGGAAGCTATTCTTGGATATCAGCTATCAAGGGATGAAATAATTTATCTTTACAATCAATATAGAGACCCCAGCAATCACTCCAATTTCGAGGCCCAGTATGGGGGTAAGTATGCCGAAAAGATGGAGAAACTTTTTGAGTTCCTTACTAAGGAAGACAAAGAGTTTGCTGACTATCAGGTCAATGAATTATTTCCATCGCTGTACGAGTACTATAACCCTATATATAAAAGGATATATGACGCTGAGATGCCTTGGTCTATGGTTTACGCTGGGCCGCTTAGGTACGATGGTGTAACGGAAACAGAGTTTGACTTACTACAGGGTACAACATCGTGGATGAAATCTATGGCTCCTGGCTCTGCAATTAAGAGGGTTAACAACCAACGAAAAATAAGTGAGGAGAGTAACATAAACAACATGACCTCCTACATACAGGAAATGGAGTACTGGGCCGCTTACGCAGAGAACCTTAGGGATATAAATAAGTTATTTCAGAATGATGACATAAGGAATGCTATAACAAGCATTCACGGGCCAAAGCTTATGAAACTAATAGATGCCTCAATAGCTGTAATTTCAAAGAAAGGTGGTAAGGTTAGTGAGTTTGATAGAATTGTAAACGGCACAAATTCACTTTTTAGTATCACTAGACTGGCATTATCTCCAGTTATCTACCTGAAGCAGTTAACATCGGCATTTGCGTACGCAAACGACATAGGGTACAGGAACTGGGTGAAGTACTCCATAAAGAATATAATTGAGTTCCGTAAGCTGTCAAAGGAAATAATGGAAAACTCTATATATCTAAAGGACAGGTATGACAAGAGTATAACCAGAACACTGGAGACGTACAAGGAGGAAAATTCTATTTTTACCCGACCTAAGTATTTTATTGGAGATAAGGGAATTAGTGGAGACGATGTAGTCAGTTTTATGATGGGTCTGGTTACGGCTGGTGACAGGCATGCAATAATAATCGGTGGCATGCCTAACTACAAGTTTTACAAGGACAGGTACATGAAGGAGAACCCAGAGGCAACAGAGCAGGAGGCTGTAGACTATGCTATTATTAAGTTTGAGAAGGACACGAAAAAAGCGCAGCAGTCCTCAGACCTCCAGGACAAGGACCTTACACAGACAGGAAACCCAATATATAGGAGCTTTAACATGTTCTTAACCTCACCTAAGCAGTACCTAAGAAAAGAACTTTACGCCATAAGACAGATATACACAAAAATTCGTCAGTGGGATAGAATGGCAGGGAAGGGAACAGTTGGACAAAACCTTAGAACACTTACAACATTCCACGTTGTCCTCCCAATGATTTTTCAGTATGTAAGCTCTGGGCTTCCAGGGTTGTTGGCAGACTGGGAGGATGAGGATGGCGAGGATTTACTAAGGGCAGCCATAATGGGTAACATTAACGGCTTGTTTATATTGGGTGATTTTTTTGTTGCTGCTGCTGACTACGCTCAGGACAAGCCTTGGGCTTTTGACTTCAAGAACCTAACGGTATATGACATAATGGGAGAGATAGGGGACTCAGTTGAAAGATATCAAAAACTTAAGCCAGGGCCTAAAAAGGAAGAGGCTTATTGGACTATGATAGCGACTATTGCTCAAGCAAAAACAATTAAAAAATGGGTTGAAAATCTACAAGAACTACCTGACTCTAAGAATGTTAATGAGGCTATAATGAGGCTTCTTAACTATAGCGAGTACCAGATAAGTGGGGGAAAGAAATCCAAAAAAAGCGCACCTAAGTCATCAGACAAAGAAAAAAGTCTGGCTCAAGAGATTTCAGAGTTTGAGGGTTCGTAATAAAAAAAAGGGGGTGTACTATGATATGAACATAACACCCCCCTTTAAACCAATTCACCAAAATCAATACGCAAATATACATATATATTATATATACATATGCGTATAGCATAATTATTTATCCATCGCAGCTAACACAGTTTTCATCTGTGGCACTCGCTGCAATATCCCCCCTAAGTACAGACTCGGTCCGAACATAGTACAGGGTCTTGATACCCTTCTTCCATGCGTCAAGGTGAACCTTGTTAATAAACTTGGGGTCAACCGTTGACGGGAACGCTAGGTTAAGGCTAACGCTCTGGTCTATGTACTGCTGACGTATACCAGCCTGACTTATAACCTCCAGCTGGTTAATCTCCTTGAACGTCTTGAACACCTCCTTGGCTGGAATCTTATGCTTGCCAAGAAGTACACTGTCCAACTCATTGATACCCTGCACAGAACCACCGTCCTCAAGAATCTTGTTCCACACCTTGTCGGTGTTTAGGTCGTGATACTTAAGCAGCCTTTCTAGGCTAGGATTTTTTCTAATAAACGTACCCTTGAGTGACTGCTCCGTAAAGACATTGGCAGCCCAAGGCTCGATACCAGGACTAACATTACCACTAAGTTTCGAGTTAGATACAGTGGGAGCAACAGCACGAAGGTGGGTGTTCCGCATTCCTGTACCAACGCACCAAAGCGGCTCACCGAAAGTTTCTGCAAGAGCCATAGAAGCTCTCTCTGTTTCAAGCTTGATTTGGCTAAAGATTCTACGAGTCTCATACTGCGATAGTAGGCCCTCGAAAGGCAGTCCCTTCTCCTGAAGGTAAGTATGCCATCCGAGTACTCCCAGTCCCAAGGCACGTCCCTTCTCAGCAGAACGCACGGAGTTTTCAAATCCAATCTTTCCCTTCGCCTTCTGTATAAACTCCTCAAGTACCCCATCCAAGAACCATGTCGCATCATATATGAGGTTAGTGTCTTTCCATTCAGCATACTTCGCTAGGTTTAAACTTGAGAGGCAGCATACAAAGCTGTGGTTCTCATCGGTGTGTAAAGTAATCTCAGAACATATGTTAGTCATGTGAACCTTCAGGCCGTTGTCCTTATACATCTCAGGGTTGTGCTTATTCACATTACCCTTGAACATTATGTACGGCTCACCAGTAGCCTTACGCTTCTGTAGCAGCTTGCTCCATTTAGTTCTAGCCTCAACATCACCATCCATCAGCTTACGCATAAACTTATCCCCAACAACAGCACACTGGTGTAGGTTAAGTGACTGTCGATTAACGTCACCCCTTGGCTCCCTAATCTCTAGCCAGTTCTCAAAGTCCTCGTGTTCTATGTTTAGGTTAACACTTGCGGCACCCCTTCTAACAGCCCCCTGGTTTGTGGCTAGTATACTGGAGTCGTATATCTTACAGAAGGGTACAACACCGTCTGATGTTCCGTTACCCTTTATGTTTGCACCAGCTGGTCGTATCTGGTTTATACCAACACCGACACCACCACCGTGCTTGGCAAGCAGCATCATCTCTAGGTTCTTACCACCGATGTCCGATATAGAATCAGCGACATCGATACCAAAACAACTTATTGGTAGGCCCCTGTTTGTACCCGTGTTAGACAGCACAGGAGAGGCTAAACAAAGCCAACCCTTCCATATATACTCAAAGAACTTTTCAGCCATCTCAGGACGCTCTAAATGCTCTGCAACGGTGTTAGCCACCCTCCAGTATGCATCCCTTGGTGTCTCATCGTTTATGAGGTAACCACCAGATATTGTTTTCTTGTACACCTCAGACTCAGCCCAATTAGGGTAGTCCTTACCCTTCACCCACTTGTGACTTGACATCTTCTTTTTCTTTTTTGATTTGTTCTAGGTTCTTTTCTTTTAGGTCATCAAGTGCCTTGTCGTAGTCTGGCATCATCTTGATTAACTCAAGTGTACCAACCGACATCTCAGTTAGCCTGTTGTTCTCTGTTAGTACATGCTGCATGACACGGGTCAGTGACTCGACCTTCTTCTGCATTTCTATTAGTGTGCTTTCCTTCATTTTATTAAATTTAATTATTTACCAAATATCTTCAAAGTCCTCTCCCTCATTCGCCTTACTATAGTCTGTCGGGCGTATTGAAAAGAAATCAGTGTGGGTATGACCACCCGTAAGGTGATAAAACCAATCAAGGTTAGAGGCAGCCTCCTCATCATACTTAAACGACTTCTTATATCCAAGCTCTTTAATTTTCTCATTTGTTCTTTTAATTATAAATTGTTTAAGGTCGTAAGCCTTTAGGTTCTCTAGGTCACCCATCTCAAACATCTTGTCTATGTACCTGTGTTCAAGCTCCATCATTATGACAGCAGCCTCAACAACCTCCTCCTCAACAAAAGACCTAAGCCCCTCGTCCTCCTCACACATCTGGTTAAACAACCTACAACCCATCTTGCTGTGCAGTGACTCATCACGCACACTCCACTTCATCTGTTGTCCGATACCCTTAAGTAGATTTCGTAGCTGAAAACTGTACAGAACGGCAAAAGCAGAGTATAGGCTAACACCCTCGGCAAAGGCACTAAATACTGCGAGTGATTTAGCCATGTCAGAACGACTATTGGTATCCACAACCATGAGGTTATTAAAACGGTTGGCAGTAGCACTTTCGTGCAGAAATCCTTTAAAGTCATTTAGTCCTAGTGTTTCGTTTAAGTATGAGTAGGCTACAGCGTGGATGGTTTCCTGTGACCCAAACATCATAGCCATTTGTTGTATTTCGTGCTTCGGGAACCAAGACACAACATTCTGTGTCCAGTAGTCGGATACCGCACACTCTGTCTGTGCAAACCCTAGTAGTATGTTGCCAACCAAATTCTTTTCAGATGTGGTTAGGTTTTCGTTCCAGTCCTTCACATCACCAGACATACTAATCTCCGTGTGTAACCAAAACGCTTGTGCTTGCTTCAGCCATCCCTCTGTGTAGTATTCAGGGTACTCAAATGGCTTGTATTCTATTCTCTTATCAAACAACCCCATATTAATTTTTATTATTTAAATAAGTGCTATCAACTTTGTAAGTGTAAACTTTATTTGTGGTTAAAGTGTCATAAAAATTAATTATATGTGAGCATTCAGTTTTACTAAGATTAGTATATTTAGTTTCATGTGGGTACTCTGGGTTGTGGGAGTTACACAACACAATAATTGTATATATAAATTTATTCATTATTAAATACAGTTAAACACACATCTATAAAAGGTATGTATAGCACATGAGTTACTTGATTTTCTTCTTTGTAAGTTCTAAATCCTAGTAATATTCCAGGGTATAAACCAATACTTAATTCCCATTCTTTTTTGTCTTGCATTTTCTTTTTTCTTTTATTAATTCAATTACTTTATCGCACTCCTTCTGATTCTGTGGCTTGTATAATACCACCCCCTCAAAGTTTTCGTTTATATACTTCTTAAATAACTTCCAACGCATCGGGAAGCTCTCGTTAGCCCTACCCTTTGTCTCTATAATAAAGTCATCACCAATAAAGTCTGGTGTGTATTTGATGGGTAGTATCTTCTTGTTACCCCTGTCAACCATATCATTCTTGCCGTTGGCCTGTCTCTCGTAGGCAGAGCTTTCAAACATGAACCCCTCCACCAGTATAAACGTCTCTCCCTCGTATTCTGCTTTTATTTTAGCTTTCTTTAGGGCTATATACATATACTTCTCAAGGCCAGATGCGAAGTTAATTCCGTCATGCGTAACCTTCTTAGCCCTTACTGGCCCCCTCTTCTTACTCCTTCTCTTACGAATCACTTATGAAACTCAATTGACTCACATCCTTCTGGTGGGAAATTTTTAAAAAACACTTTCATTTCTTCTTGATTGCTTTTAGAATCACTTTTTAAAATTCTTTGTCCATCATTCATGTGAAAGGTAAACACACTTTCCTGGTAAGTCTTGAGTAACTCTATATACTCTTTATGTGCTATCTCTAAAGGTACGGTTTCAAGCTCTTTAACTTTTTCTTGGAATTCTAATAACTCGTGTAATTTCATTTTATTTATATTTAATTTATTAATAGTAGATACATCACCCTACAGTAGTATATCAATAAGCTTGTCTGACTTTTTCTTTTCGGTATAACTATAGGAGTACATTGTGTTAGAACTTTCTTGCTCCAACATTTTCTGCTTAATACACTCTAGGTATATCAACGTGTCAGCTATTTCTTCTTGGGTGTGTTCAATCCATTCAACTATGGATAGGTCTGCTTGGTCTACGGTCTTGCCGTATTTCTTGAGACCCTTTTCTTGTTGTCTATCTATTATAGACTTTATGTTGGTAGTAATCATAATTACCTGTTTTATTTTTTATTTACCTGTTTTGTCAAACAATTATAACAAATATATTTAGTCTTCAGTGACACTGGTATTTTGCTTCCACATACCTTACATTTATTTTCTGTCATATTAAATCTTTAATCGGTAGGAGTATACCCTTGCTTGTGTCACTGTCACCTCCCCTTACATCTCTATTTGTTCCGATGTATCTTCTGCATCTATCCTTAAGGTCTGACAAAGATATCAATACAAACGAGCGAGAAATAGCAAAGCAATAAAAGTCTGACTGTGTCTTAGATATTCCGCTAGGCTTTCCTCTGCTCTCGTACTCCACAAACACGTTGCCAGTCTTGTGTGCCATTAGGTCGTACTTAATCTCTATCTTAGAGTTAGACAGGATGTCACTAAGCTCAGACTCCTTCAGCTCACCAACCACTAGGTCGTACTTAAAGTCGTTGTTGTGCTTCATAACTCCCAGTCAAAGGTCTCTGCCCATATAGGTGTCTTCTCACCAACGTATGCACCGAACGTGTTAAACTCTAGGTACTCTATAGCCTCCTCGTCATCCATGCCCTCCTTAACCATTACCTTGATGCACTCGTTTCTGGAGTACACAACCTTCCATGCGTTGGGTTCAAACCCTATGATAGCATCGTCAAGTCCATCAGCGAACAGGATGTCATCCGTGTCCCCGTAGTGTTCTAATATTAGCTTTTTTAATTTCATTTTTAATTATTAATTATTATTTTTTCACCCTTTGAGTTATATAAAAACTGTTTGTTTAAAATTAAACTATTATCGTGGTAGGACTGTATGATTGGCTTTTCTTGGGTTATATCGTTTGATAAGACATCGACCTCAATAGATTCTCCAAGCATTAGCTTTTCCTCAAAAATACGGTACTTTGTTTTTTCGATTTCCCAGCTTCTAAAGCTTTCTTCTAAATGCTCAAACACTCTAAGACCTAAAGACCTCTCTGTTTTCCCTATATAAAAACGTCCATCTTGAACGGTCATCCTATAAACAACTCCCACAACATCCATGTGAGCATTAAAGTCAACTTGATAAACCAAGGCAATTAAAACCCTCCAATCAACTGATGTTTTGTTTTCATAATATAATTCTATCCCAGGAATTTTATCAATTATTTTATGAATCTTTTTAATGTTCATTTTTAGTTTTTTAAAATATCCCAACCATATTTTTGGTCGTACTTCTTGATTAATCTAGTCATTTTGTTTTCAAGTAATATTTCAAAAACTCCACGACCAACCTTGAAGTCATGTGAAACATAGACAACCTTGTATTCTTTATCCAACTTAACTTTTTTAGACATAGACTTGTGAAACCTCACAGTGTCTCCAGGCTTTAGGTTGTTTTTCATGGCTTATAATTAAGAGTATTACCAAATCCTTTAAGCTCAGATGCACATTTTAGTAAATACTTTTTTGTTAATTTTTTTTGTTTAACACAATTTATATAACGCTCGTAAACCTCAAAGTCCGACACCGTACAGTTCTTAAGAATTGTAAACCACCCATGCGTGTTTTCTTCATACGTGCCATCGTGTAAATTAAAAAACTGTTGTTCTTCATTAAATTCTAATCTATAAGTTTGTTCCATATCTATTTATTCAAAAATTATGTGTTAGTCTACACACCTGACCGTTCTCTGGGTGGTGGATGAACGCCTCAAGCGCAACCTTAGCACCAGTGTATCCATTGTCTGCATGCCACCTGTCTGTTCCACTAGGTGAACGTAAATACTCTACAGTCATACCTATGTAGTCCTTCCCACTCCTAAACTTAAAGTAATCCTTGTGGTGTATGTGGTGTAGGTATCCGTACCTGTACTTGGTCTCGTACCAAATCTTAGAACTCTCGTGTGCTGAAAGGTATGGTATCTGGTCTATCTTACATCCATCACCGTGGCTAAACATCATCATGTTCTTACCATAACTTGTGTACTTCCTGTGGTTGTTATCCACGTTGAATATAATGTTCTTGTTGTTGTGGAAGTAACACTGAACTGCATCTGCCAGCATAAAGCCAGTCATGTAGTCGTGGTTAGATGGGCAGTGAATCACCTCAACCTCAGCTATGGTGGACAGCATATTAATAATGTGACAGTACACACCCCTTGCTATCTTAAAGTTGTCGTACCACATACCATCGGTGTCCTGTGGTGTACCACTCGTTGTGGTTCTAGTCTTTGCATTGTCGATGTGTAGAACATCGTTACCAATGATAAAGAATATCTTATCTATATTGTATGGCTGAGACTTATCAATCAAGTCCATGCTACCCCTTATAGCCCTGTCGATTGCCATGTCAACATTGTAGGTGTCATTAGCACCGTCCTTTGTTGCCAACTTTCCTATGTGTAGGTCAGCTATATCCAACACCAAGCAGTGGGGGTCTTTGTTTTTCTTCCTCTTATACCTGTCAACCTTCGGAGATAACTTTTTCATCTCGTTCATCATCTCAGTCCTTATCTGTTCGTAGTCAACAGACTCAGCGTTCTTGTAGTCTGGGTTGACAACCAAGGTTGATGTCCCTGTTACCTTATCCTTGACCCAAGATAGTTTCCAGTTATCACTAGGGTTTAGGTTGTTCCTGTGCATGGACTCATCCACTATGGATAGGCTTATCCAACCCTTTTTTCTTATGTGCCTAGCAAGTGAATGTACACTTATTTCTTCTTCAGGGTATTTAGAGCTTATGGCCTGTGCTATTCTGTCAGAGCCATACCCAGTATCCTCCCTAATTGACCTAACCTCTTCTTCGTACTTCGAGTATTTACTTTTCATTTTTCTTTTTTAAGAATTTATTATAATAGTATAACCTGAACTCATATGTCTTCTCCCAAATCTCAACCTTGCCGTATGTCTCAGGAGACTTATTAGACTTCTTGTTTATTGTTATCTCCACATACCACCTAGCTATTCCGTAACCAGCACTCAACGGGGATACACCCACCCCATTATCTATACACCAAGACGATGCCTTCATCTCTAACTCAGTAGGTAGGTAGTATCCCATAGGATGTTTCGGTTTAATCTTTATTCCCAAGGCATTGGCTCGTTTGAAACGTCTGGGTTGTCCTTTGGTATAAACCCACCACTGTTTCTATCCCAGTGAAAGTGAGCCTCTGCACCGTTCTCACCAAGGTTCTGAAACTTAACCTTCAACACCTTAGCCTTAACAGTTTTCTCCTCGTAGTTTCTATGCACCAGTATACCGTGATAAGATGCGTCATACCATTCACCACCACCCTTTATGTTATACATAGTTGGTTCCTCCATTACACCGTCTTGTCCACGGTACATCTTGGTTGGGTGTGCCACAATAATAACCAACACATCGTACTTCTTTGCGAACACCTCTATCTTAGATAGGTATTCCATTGTGTACACGTTTACATCGCTGAGGGAGTCGTTAGACCTTATCTTATTGTAAGGGTCTAGAACTAAGCACTTTATACCCTTACGCTTCACTAATTCAGCACCCTTCAACAGCATCTCCTCAAGATTGTACTTCTCTACATCTATGAAGAAGAAGTTGTCATCCACGACCTCAGATACCTCTTTCCACTTACCAGTGTTGATGTCCTTGACCGTGGGCATACCACCCCATATCTTACGCATTAACTTATGTGCGTGTAAAAATGTTGGCTGATTTTCTGGAGACGCAAACGCAGTCTTCCAGTTGTACAGCTTATTGTACCCCACAACCATTTGGTCCACAAAGTCAGACTTACCACTACTAGGGATACCAGTAACAGTAATAAACTGACCAGTATATGTACTGAATATATTATCAAAGTTTTCCAAACCAATTTGGTAGCCCTTCTTAAACCCATTCTTAACAAACTCAATAATATCATCCTCTATGTCGTTAAATGTTACCACGTTCTCTAGCGGAACCTGTTTCGCTGTCGTTAAACGTGCGGTTAGCGCCTCCCTACCGTGCTTAATAAGATACTCGTTAGCATCCTTGCAGTCATCAAAGTCTACAATCCAACACAACTCAGCTCCAAACCGTCTAATTAACTCTGTCTGTAAGGCTATGCCAGCCTCGTCAGAATCAACGGCAATAATTATCTTTTCCTTATCCTCAAAATAGTCGATGCAGTTATCTAGGTAGTCTAGGTTGTTTGAATTAAGAGTTGCACCGTTAGGTACACTTACAACACTCTTGTATCCAGACTCATGTATTGCACAAACATCCATCTCTCCCTCAACTATCATCACGGTGTCGTGTCCAACGGTGCTGTCTATGTTATAGAACACCTTCTCTGCACCCTTGTATAGCTTAAAGTTTTTGCGTCCGTCACGGTACTTCACGTTGACCAACTCATCGCCTATGAAGTAATTAAAATGTATTGTATTCTCGTCTTGACCAGTCTGTGGCATCCATTCGACACCCTCACTAATCATTAGGTCATCCAGTGTTTGCTTGGATATACCACGGGAACCAAACCAAGACTCAACCTTAGTGTCAACCTCTCTTATCTTTATCTTTGGTGGCTTTTCATATACCTTAGTAATCTCACCCCTTCTCTCGTATGTGTGCAACTGAAAGGATGTGTCACAGTTATGGCAAGTACCCAACCCTCTCTCCCAGTCGTAGGAGGCACACTTCAGTTTTTGGTTTGTTGCCTTTCGGTCATGAGAACACAGAGGACAAATCCCCTGTGTTTTCCCTGTTTCTAGACCGTGCTGATTGAACTTGTCAATCTTAAATCCATTGATTTCGGTGTCTAAAACTTTCATGGTTAGAATGGTAAGTCGTCCTCCTCTTTGGCTTCAACCTTTGGTTTAGACGTTGGTCTCTCATTCAATCCAGAGTCACCCTCATCCATCCACACAATCCTGTGATTACCGAGGTATATTACTGGCTCCTTCGACAAACGCTCCTCCTTAGATGGGTTTACGGTTATCGAACCGTTGTTTTGAAACTGGTCTGCATCGGTGTCTACCAATATCTTGTAGTTAAGGTATAAGCCCTTAGCACCCTTGACTAATTTCTGTTTAGGAATTTCTGCCACGTTAAGGCTTCCTGTTGCTAGAATTTTCATAATAAAATAAAATTAAATAAATAAATAAAAATAAATAAGAATTAAAGTGTCTCTGTGGTCAGAAACTGGTTAGGGTCTGTATCCCCTAGTTTAAAGAACAAGTCGTAGTTCAGATTAGCTTGCTCGACCTTTTCCTGTCCACTCTGATAGAATGAAGAGGAACAGTCGTACACACCAATCTGCAATGTGGTTTTGTCGATGACAACAAATGTGAAGTCATAGCCCTTGAATAGTTGTGTATATATGTACGCCTGACTATCGTAGTTGTACTTGTATGCGCTCGACCTGAATGCGGATATGTTACCCGTGGTCTTGAGGTCAATAATCATCCTGTCATCATGGTTAATTATGTCAGCCTTACCCTTCCACATATTACCACCGATGTTGGTTACGTTCGGAACCTCGTACTCAATGTCACCGTTGCGTATCAAATGGTTACATACATCGTTACCTAACAGTCTGTCTTGCATCAACTCAATCTGGTCAACCTCATGCTGCAACAGGCACATCTCACCATCAGATATCTCCTTGTACTTCTTGGTGGCACGGGTAGATGCCTCAATGATTCTATACTTCTTGAGCTTGTCTGGCTCTAGTATTGCCGTATGGAAGTATCCACCAACTAGGAATGCCGTGTTCATACCCATATCCTCCTTGAAGGCTAGTGGGTTACGAAGTAATGCATGTATGTCTGAGTTAGATAGGTACTGCTTACCAAAGTCCCCGTAATAATCCTCGTCATTACGGAGTCTGTCTATGATTTCTTGTTGCTTCATATCAACAACATTTTTTCAACGCTCTCGCTAACGTCATACTTCAACTTGATTGTGTCAATACTATTGCCATCTGATAGGTACTTCTTTGCTGCATCAAACTCCTTAGTACCCTTTAGTAGTGATTTCTTCTTGGCCACAACCTTACTGGACTTTCCGTGGTCGTTAGTTGCATCTGAGTCCTGTGTGTCATCTATAAGTAGTAGGTTACCCAGAGCATACTTCTTGCCGTAGCTTGATGCACTACCAAACTTCTGTGGCATCTGCATACCCTTTTGCTCTAAGTCAATACCCACAACTGCAGTTGCGTGAATCTCTTTCTCGCCGTCTGTTATGGTGGCAACACTTTGGATTACAGGGACGTTCAAGACCTCTGTCAACTCCTCATTAATACGGACTGTTACGTCTAGTTCCAACAGGAATGGCTTGATGGCCTCCAAAATATCTTCTGCTGAACGAAAGTTGTACTTACCGAATGAATTGTATCGGGTCTTCTTACTGTGAAACTTTGCCTGAATGTAGGCCAGCTTCTGATTTAGTGATTTGGTTTTCATGATATAAAATTAAATTAAAAAAGCCCAGTAAAAGAGTTGCAAAACTTTAGCTGGGCTTCTTGATAAGAAAAAATATTATTGGCTTGCAACCTTTATGGCTACAAATATAATGGTTCTATTCAAACAGAATCAAACTTTCTACATTTATTTTATTAATAATCTTTTCGATGGCATACTTCTTAATGGATGATATCTTTGAGTGACCTCCTAAGTTATTCATCCCTAGGTATTTAGCAATAGCCTTAGCCCCCTGTCTTTGACAATCAAGTCCATAAAATAATCTCACTATGTTATATTCATCTACATCAAGTATCTGTTTCATTACGTTTAGTAGGTAACTATTAAGCATATCTATATTATATGTCTTGTCAATCTCAGGGATGTTGTAGAACGGGTTACCCGATGATGTGTCGTATGCATCGATAGATTTAAACACAGAATTGAATATCAGCTCAACACCATGCTTGGACTTCCTAATCTCGTTCTGTCTGTACTCTGTGACTCTCATCGTGCCTCGGTTGTTATCAACAGAACGTCTGATTGCACCCTTGATTCTCTTAGCTAGGAATGACTTTATTGAACGCTCAGGGTCATCCTTAGACATAGAAACCTCAACGTCTAGTTTTCCGACTGCGGCTATCAAACCTATAGACCCATACTGTATCAAGTCCATGATATCCAATACACCGCTTGATGTGTCACTGGTATTAAACGACCTAGATATTGACTCAACCATTGGTAGGAACTTGATTATTAATTCCTCTGTTGTATACTCTGTCCAAAGCTTCACGACTGGTTGACTCTTCTTGAGGTCTTCCTTGTATCTGTCGTAATTCTTTTCGTTGTAGTTCTTCATCCTTCAGTAATTCATTAAGACGCTTCATCTCCTCACGCATCTCAGAATCCATCACCTTATATAAGGTTGGTCTGCTACACCCTATGTCCCTAGAAAGAGAGGCAACAGTAACCCTACAGTTGGTTTGATGAATGTACTGCATACATATATATACGTCATCACTACTTAAACGATTAGACCTACCTATAAGTTGCCCTACGATACTTCTCTTCTCATGCCTTTCAAGTCCACAACCAACCTTAAATATAACCTTACGCAGCTTGTTGGGTGGACAACTATTGCTGTTATCGTTATATACGTTGTCTATCATGGTAATAATCTTATCCATAGACATACTAATCTTTGTGAACCCGTTGTCGATGTTAGATATAAAGATACAGGCATCCTTGAACTCGTCATAGTTCATCTCGTTGATGTGTTTTAGTACAGAGATATGCCACACATAACTCTTATATGAGGATATTAGGTGTTCTCTGTTGAATAACTCATAACACTCATGAGTACCATGCTCATAGAACCAACCCCAGTGGTATGTCTCGGTTGGTGTGTCGTTGACTGGGTTACGCCTTGTGACGATGCGTTTATCCCACAGCCATTTAATTCTTCGATTTGATTTCATTGGTTTTAAAAAGTGTAAATATAGTAAGGATATACTTAGTATTATACTTACTACTTTTACACTTATTGATTTGGGACATGGATAATGCTTCTAATATCCCTGTGTGATGGGTATATCTTCAATAGATTAATCACGGCACTGGATGAATCACATCCATTGATGTAATCAACCCTTACTTGATTGCAATTGGTTTTTGACGATGTTATTTTATATCGTTTCATAGTTCATAGTTTAATTTAGTTTTCTGATTCATAGTTTAATTTAGTTGCTTGATTCGTGGTAATAATTTTTTAACAAAAAAAAATTTACTTAGAATCAGACAAATTAAATATTGATTCAATCAACCTCTAACCTTGATTCATGTCATCCTCTAACTTTTTTATCTTAGCATGAATCATGGATGCTGCTTCATAGTTCTCTTGCTCTAAGTTAATCTTGAGTAGTTTTTTTAACTGCTCTATCTCGTGCTTCAAGTTCAACTGCTCATACTCATCAAGCTGACCTTGGTCGAAGAACATAATGTAGTGACCCAGTTTATCAATCATATCCTCACTCGGCTTGGTCAGTTCATCAGCTATATATAATGCTAGTTTCTTTAGTTCCTTGTCAGTCATTCTCATTATATGAATATTAAGGCATCGTCAATTACGCGATACTTCTCTTGATACTTCTTGAGTAACTCTATGTTATAAGGTCTTACAATCCCGTTTGAAATTGCATCGTTAAGTATCCTTATCTCTGTGTCAGATATGGCTGTCATAAGTGAGTTACGATACTTCATCAGACAGAAGACCTCTACTATTACTCTTCCTATTCTTCCTATTTTTCCCATTTTTCCTGTAAAATATATCTTTTATAAATAGTCGAACGATTTTACCTAGTTCTCCATCGTTTGGTGTTTCTTTTTCCATTCTTATTAACTCAACTGCAATATACTTTGCCAGTTTCTTAATCTTGTAAATACTTAGTTTATTAGTCATTTGTATATCTCGTTTACAATTAGGTTGTACATTTTGGAAAAGCTTTTGGATTTTATTTTTATGCAGATGGCTTCAGCATCCTCGTCTGAGGCTACCTCAAAACCAATGGAGCGTAGGTCTTCCATGCTGAAAACCCACTCCCCTTGTTTGCCGTACCAGTCCCGTGCGATTGACTCGCTAATCTTATCTATTGTCATACCTATACATGGTTTCTTATATACTTAATCACGTTCTTTTTACCTTTTGATAGGTTGGACTTACTTGTTCCTAGAGATATATTCAATACCTCAGCAATCTCGTGGTGCTT